TATGAAAGACCTTGAATATTTACAAAAAACCAAATAATATGAAATATTTAAACATTGTAAAAAATTGGATAATCACCAAATGGAATGGAACGACTTGGGACCTTTTTGTTTTGGGCGTTGTCGCCTTGGCATTAATCACCGGTTTGGCCTTAATAATTAGTTAGTATGGCGTACATAAGTGAACATATTAGTTGGGCCGAAGCTATACATTCAAACACGGCTAAAAAGAACGAAATACCAAACCAACCCGGACAACAAGAAGTTGTTGCAATGAAAAAATTAGCGAAGCAAGTTTTTGAACCATTACGACAATGGGCGGGGGAACCCATACGGGTAAACAGTTTTTACCGTTCGCCAGAACTTTGCGAAGCCATAGGGTCGAAACCTACAAGCCAACACACGAAAGGACAAGCCATTGATATTGACGCCTTGGGTGATAAAACCAACGCTGACTTATTCAACTACATAAAAGACAACCTTGACTTTGACCAGTTGATTTGGGAATTTGGCGACGATGAAAACCCCGACTGGATTCACGTTAGTTACGTTGGACCAAATGGCAACCGTAACCGCATTTTAAAGGCGTTTAAGAAAGGTAAAAAAACAAAATACGAATTATATGCTTAAAGTGTTGTTGGGCCTTCTTAGCGGCGGTAAACGCGAAAAAACGCCAATTGGTGGTTTAGCTTGGGAAATCCGGGAAGCTATCAAAGGAAAAGAATTGGACCCAAAAACAATTATTGAATTACAATCGGAAATAAATAAAGTTGAAGCCCAACACCGTTCAATATTTGTTTCGGGTTGGCGCCCGTTTACCGGTTGGATTTGCGCAATAGCATTGGCGTATAATTTCGTTATTCGTGACTTGGCCATTTGGGCCTTTGGTGTTGAACAAGTACCCGCAGCGTTACAAATGGACCATTTAATGACAATACTTCTTGGAATGCTTGGACTTGGGGGAATGCGTTCTTATGAAAAACTAAAAGACAAAACACGATAATGGGCAAATCATTAAACCGAAAAGGAAAATACAGCCATTGCACAAGGGCGCAAAAAAACGGAAGAAACAAACCCGCTAAAAAGAAATAATTATGGCCGGAACGAAACAATTATATAGCGCAAACCACTACCACAGATTGTCCTTTGGCGACTTTGGTTTTAGGTTATTGGATGAAGATAACACCACTTCAACGCCAAGCGGCGAACATTTTTGTACTGTTCACGTTTTAAAAGACGCCGTGATTTCGCTTACTTCAAATTTGCACGTTGGCGACAGTTCAATTACTGATTTGGATTTAAAAGAAGGCCATATTCTTTACGGGGACTTTACCGATATATCTATTGACAACGGCATTGTAATTTGTTATTTGCATAGGTAATGCCACTTGGTAACGGAAACAGTTTTGGTAAAAGAACAAAGTCGGTTAACAAAATACGTCGTATTATAAAAGTAGCTTTGCAAGTCATTATTAACCTTACAAAGTTTTGGCGCTTAAACAATGAAACTTGGGGCAATGAAAACGACAAATGGAATGACTAAAAAAAACAGTAAATTTGTAAAAAATAGTTAAATGGGTACAACGTTAACGGGCAAAAAGATAAAAGACACTTACAAATCACTTATAAAAGTAAGTGACAACACCGAAGCCGGTTCAAGTGCAAAACAATTGTCGGACGGGGACGGGAACGACTTTGGCCTTTATGTAGATACCGACGGCGTTGTTGGTATTGGTGGGGCCGCTTCTTATTCTTTGGATGTTTCAAGTAATACCGACGGCGTAGCTTTACCCGTTGGAACTACTGCAAACCGTCCAACGGGCGCGGCGGGTCTTATTCGTTACAATTCTACACTTGGAAAACTTGAATACTACGACACGGAATTTAAAAAAATAGCTTCGGAAAGCTATGTAAATACACAAATCGACGCTGTTTTGGATTCGGCGCCCGGCACTTTAGACACTTTAAACGAACTTGCGGCGGCCCTAAACGACGACCCCGATTTTTACACAACAATTACGGGCCTTATAAACGCCAAAGAAGCAACAATTACCGGTGCGGCAACTACAATTACAAGCAGCGACTTAACCGCCTCCCGTGCGGTTGTTTCAAATGCGTCCGGAAAAATTGCAGTAAGCGCCGTGACTGACACCGAACTTGGTTATTTAGACGGCGTTACTTCAGCAATTCAAACGCAAATCGACGGCAAACAAGACACCCTTACCGCGGGAACGGGTATTGATATAACAAGCGACACCATAAGCGCCGACCTATCCGGCTTAGTTGATACCGGGGCAATTCAATCGGACGCGGTTACAGCGCCCAAAATTGCACAATTTGACGATAACCTTACAGCGGCAACCGCGGGGGATATAATGATTTCTGACGGTACCGATTTCACCGACGTGACTGTTTCGGGTGACGTAACAATTAATTCAAGCGGTGTTACAACTATCGGAAACGACAAAATTGATTCACAACATTACGCGGCCGGAAGTATTGACGAAGAACATTTAAACGCCACAAACACCCCAACCGACGGGTACGTTTTAACCTATGACAACACTTCGGGCGGTTTTACTTGGGAAGAAAAATTTGACGGTGATATTACCGGAATTGTAGCGGGTAACGGTTTAACGGGCGACGCGTCTTCGGGTGAAGCGTCTTTAGCAGTTGGCGCCGGTACTGGTATAACTGTAAACGCTAACGACGTACAAATTACAGACGGGGGCGTTGATACAGCACAACTTGCGGACGATGCAGTTACCGCGGCAAAAATAGAAGATAACGTTCAACTTGACGGTACTGAAAGTATTGGCATTCCCGCGGGTACAACAGCCCAAAGGCCTTCTTCACCGGCGGCCGGAATGTTTCGTTATAATACAACCGACAACAAATTTGAAGGTTATACGACCGAATGGGGCGAAATAGGTGGGGGCGGTTCCGCTACACTTGCAGTTGAACAAGACACTTTTAACGGTGACGGTTCAACGACGGCGTTCACTTTGACTTCTTCGGTAGATTCAGAAAACAATACACAAGTATTTATTGACGGGGTTTACCAAAGTAAAGACAACTATTCAACAAGCGGTTCAACGCTTACCTTTACAACAGCACCGGCAACGGGTACAAACAACATTGAAGTTATACATATTACTTCGATGAATGGGGCGGTACAAGTTGACAGTTTTACCGGTGACGGTAGCGACACCACTTTTGACTTGACTACTTCAATAAGTTCGGAAAATAATACACAAGTTTACCTTGACGGTGTTTACCAAAGTAAAGAAAATTATTCGACCACAACAAACACGATTACTTTCACAACGGCGCCCCCAAATGGTGTTGATATTGAAGTTGTCCATTTAATACCTTCGGGTGATTTTACCCTTACTGCTGTCGATAGTACCGACGACGCAATTGTTAGATTATCCGGTACAAATGGATTTACCGACGACGTAAAACTTGTGGCCGGTACAAATATTGATATTTCAGTTAGTGGCGACGATATAACGATTAATTCGACTGACACAAATACCATTTACACAGCCGGAAGCGGTTTGGACCTTACAAACGAACAATTTAGCGTTGAAGCTGATTTGCGCGACGGTATAACCCATATTGGCGTTGACACGGGCGACTATATACAATTCACAGCCGACACCCAAATGGATTTTTACGTTAATGGTAGTAATGAAATGCGCCTTGAATCGGACGGTGATTTACACGTTGATGGTGACGTTATAGCGGCATCAACAACAGTTTCTTCGGACGAAAATTTAAAAGAAAATATAAACGTATTTGAAAATGCGCTTGACAGTTTAGAACATTTAAAAGGCGTTTCTTTTGACTGGAAAAAAGACAAGGACAAAAGCGGCGGGGTGATTGCCCAAGACGTTTTGAAGGTTTACCCCTATTTAGTTAAAGACGTAAAAGACTTAAATTGTGATTGCCCTTCGCATTTAACGGTAAATTACAACGGTCTTGTTGGTGTTTTAATTGAAGCCGTAAAAGAATTAAATCAAAAGGTTAAAGAATTAGAATCAAAATAAATGGCAATTTTAGCGGACTACACAACTTATACTTATAGCGACCACGCAACAGAAACCCAAGAAGTGACCATTACAAATACTGACGGCACAACAGAAACAATAAACTTACCCGTACAAGTTGAAGCAAGTTCAACAGTAACGCAAAAGTATGTTATCATTACGCATTATAATTTTTATAAAGAAATGGTTGACGCCAACGGAAATCATTTATTTGACGTTCAATTTAAAGTGTATAATTCGGCGGCGGAAAAAAATGCAAACGAAAATTCGCATATTTCCGAAGGTCATATTTTAGGGCAGTTTCACAGTATAACTTCTTCAACCGATTTACGCGCCAAGGGTTACGAAATATTAAAAGCAGACAGACGTTTTACTAATATAACAGACGCTTAAAATGCCAATAACAAGTTCCGGACAAATTGCACTTATTGCGGATATAGAAGCCGAATTTGACCAAACGGGTACAACTGATATTAGTTTGACGACGGCGCGGGACGACGCCGGGCTTTCAGCGGGTGAAGTTGCAATGACTGACTTCTACGGTTTAAGCGACGCGTTGGCGCCTACGGTTGTAACTAATGCCGCCACAAGTGTTGGTACAAGTTCGATGACTTTGAACGGAAATGTTACTGCGGACGGCGGCGCTACGGTTTCAAGTCGCGGGTTTTATTTTGGTACAAGTTCAACTTATTCCAGTAACACCAAATATACGGTTGGAAGTGGCACGGGTTCATTTAGTACAACAAGGACGGGATTAAGTCAAAATACAACTTATTATATTACAGCATTTGCAGTTAATTCAGCGGGTGAAAGTGTTGGTTCGACAGTTAGCCAAAAAACAAGTTTTAACTATACGTTTGAAAGCCAAAGAATTGGACGCGAAAACAATTCAGCTTATTCAACTTTGCAATACCATTATTATTCGAATGTAAATGGGGGTTGGCTATTAAGTTTTAGTTTAAACGGAAGTACCGCAAGTGGGTGTGGTAATTTCTGTACAAATAGACAAAACTACAATTACGTTACCCTTGGGACAAGGGGGCAATATGACCAAGAAATATTTTACAGCTACAACAACCAGTGCGGAAACAGCGGCACAATATCAAGTCATAGCGGTACGTCAGGAACTTCGTACACGTCGCAATTTAGTAATGCTTCAAGGGTAGCTTATTTTAATATGGGTCAAGCGGGTGGCTTTGTATATACTTATACATAAAATTTAAAATCGTAAATTTGTAAAAAATAGAAAATGGCATTAACAAAAGTAACATACGACGTTCTTGAAGATAGGTTTACAAAGGTGCAAACCATAACCACGACTTCGGGAACTATTAATTTGGACGCATCAAGTTACAGCACTTTTAGACTTACTTCGGATTTAACCGGCGCGACTACTTTGAACATTCAAAATATGCGCACAAATCAAGTTATTGATATAACTGTTTCCGGTAGTCAAACAATAACATTTTCTTCCGACGATACTTCAGAAACTTTTAACAAAGTTGGAAGTACTGATTACGATGGCGCAAACGATAACCATATTCAAGTTATTTGTTTAGACGATAGCGACAGCGCCGCAATTTATAATTACACAATAGGAACTTATACTTCTGATACAACCCCATAATATGAAAGGAATTAACGACAACGGCACAATTAAAGTATTTTCCCAAACGCCTAAATCGTGGGGGAATAAAATTGGTTTACAATATGCAAGTGATTCCGATTTAGAAGAAATTGGTTTTTACGATGTAAACACCCCAACAACAACAGAAAGCCAAGAATTGGGCGACGTAGAATGGGACGCCGACAACAACCAATTTACTTACCCGGTAAATAATAAAACATTTTCGCAAACATTAGCGGAATTGAAATTACAAAAGATTGCAAACCTAAAAGCAATTTACAATGCGGAATTGGCGAAAACTGATTGGTTAGTTGTACGCGCCGCCGAAGGGGGTACCGCTGTCCCAAGCGACACCACAACAGAACGAACTAATTTAAGAAGTGATTGCGCCACTAAAGAAGGCGAAATAAACGCTTTGACCACAAAAAGCGCAGTTGTAAATTATGCTTTGCCTAATTTAATTTAGTTATGGCATTAAATAAAAGATTGTTTACCCAAGAAGGTGGTGTTACAAATACAGAAAATTTTGGTATTGTAACTTGGACAGGAAACGCTACAAACAATAGGGCTATTACAACGGGCTTCCAACCAGATTTTGTGTGGATTAAAGCAAGAACTTCTGACCCCTCTCAGGGTACTGCTTCAAATGCTACATTTGATAGTGTTAGACTTGCGGGCGGTGGTTATTATTTATATACTAATTACACTTTCGCACAAGGAACGAATACTTATCAAGGTGCAGTTACTCAATATAATTCTAATGGATTTACTCTTGGTCAGGGAACAAATGCTACTTTTCCTTATTTTGACGTAAATCGTAGCGGAATAGATTACGTTGGTTGGGCTTGGAAAGCAGGGGGAACAGCAGTATCAAACACAGATGGGAGTATAACAAGTTCTGTTAGTGCTAATCCTGATGCAGGGTTTAGTATTGTGAAATTCACTAAAACTGCGGGAAATAGCACAGTCGGACACGGATTAGGGGTTAAACCTTCGCTTGTTATCACAAAAAAAACTAATGGAACTGGTGGATGGACAACTTACACAGATGTTACTGGTAGTCACGGATATTTACAATTAAATACAACCGCAGCATTTACTGCTTATGGAAGCGCGCCAAATACTTCTACTTTTAATAATTTTAATGATACTGGCGATATAGTTATTTGTTATGTATTTGCTGATGTGGACGGTTATCAGAAGATAGGCACTTATACAGGGACAGGTGCAACAGGAAATTCTGTAACAACAGGATTCCAACCAAGATTTGTAATGACTAAAAATACAAATGATTCTGCTGCTTTTGATAGATGGTATATACAAGATTCAGTTAGGGGGGGTGGTAAAGTATTATATGCAAATGAATCACTTGCGGAAGGAAATTTCACTTCTATGCAATTTGATTCCAATGGTTTTACTTTAAACACAAACGATACAGGAATAAATGAAAGTGATGATACATTCCTATATTTAGCAATAGCATAATGGAAAATATAAAGGTTTACGGGTTATATATATTTAGCTTAATAGCGCCAACATTAACGAACGTATCCGAAGCCCTTCAAGCGGTTTCTTATTTATTCCTTATTGCTTATACTGGCATCCAAATTTGGCAAAAGCTAAAGAATTAATAATTCGTATATTTGTAGAAAATAAAATATAATATAAATGGCAACGACTGGAACATTTAACGGCACAAATTTAATTTTAAAAGTAGAAGGTACTGCACTTGGTCACACTACAAGTTGCACCCTATCTTTGTCCAATGATTTACCCGAAGCCACAACCAAAGATTCAAGCGGTTTCCAAGAAGTAATTGCCGGTATTATGTCCGGTGAAATTTCTTTTGAAGGTCTTGTTGCTTACGACGATAGCGCAAACGCAATTGAATTGGCGGATTATCTTTTGGCCCGTACACAATTAACTTGTGTTTTCGGTACTGAAGTAACTGGCGACGAAGTTTACACGGCGGAAGGGTTCCTTTCAAGTGTTGAAATGGCAGCGGAAATGGAAAGCCCCGTTTCTTACAGCGGTTCAATAACACTTACTGGTTCAATCACCAAGTCAACCAATTCTTAATAAATTAAATTAACATTATGGCAAACAAAAAACGCGGGTATTATACCCTAAACCTTGGCGGCCAAAACCGAACACTTCATTTTTCAATGAATTTTTGGGCGGCTTTTACTGATGAATTAAAAGTGCCACTTGACAAAATCGGCGACGTTTTTGAAGGTGGCCTTTCTATTAATGGAATACGGGCGTTAATATACGCCGGACTTTTAGCGAACGACCAAGAACAAGGAAACAAAATTGATTACAATATATTTAAAGTTGGCGCTTGGTTGGAAGACCTTGACGCTTCCGAACTTGAAAACATTGTTAACGCAATGATGGAAAGTAAAATATTAGGTAATGAATTAAATATGGGGATTCAACGGCGACCAAATACACCGGCAAACCCGGGAAAGCAAAAGCCGACCCCCTAACTTGGGAAACGCTTCTTGATTATTACATTGGGCAGGTCGGCATTGAACCGAAAGATTTTTGGGCGTACACTTGGGCGGAAAATCAAAGATTGGGTGAGTCTTACAATATTAAAATTAATTTTCAATGGGAACAAACGCGATATTTGGCGACTATGATTCACAACGTTAATTGTACAAAGCGGAATCAAATGCTAAAACCGGAAAAATTATTTCCATTACCACAAGACAAATTGACCAAACAACAAGGTCCAAGGTCAACAAGGGAACAATTTGAAGCATTTAAAGAAAAAGCACGACGCGCGGGGGTTAAAATTTAACCCCTATTTTTTTAGTATTTTTGTACTATGGACAACATTTTAAAAGTGATAATGTCCTTGGATTCCAAGGAATTGGTAAAAGGACTAAAAACGGCTTCGGGTCAACTTAAAGGTTTCGACCAAAAACTTAAATCAACGGGCAAAGCATTAACAACAAAAGTTTCGGCGCCTTTGACGGTTTTAGGCGGGTTGGCTTTACGTCAATCAATGAAGTTTGAACGCCTTAAAACTTCTTTAAATGTACTAACTGGAAGCGCGGAGGCCGGGGGTGAAGCATTTGAAAAGTTGGTTCAATTTTCCGCAAAAACACCATTTCAACTTGAAGAACTTGCAAAGGTAAACAACACTTTAATGGGGTTTGGATTAAACGCAAATCAAGCCCGTGAATCATTAAAAATGCTTGGTGATATTGCGGCCGTTTCTAATGGCAATTTACAAGGGATTGGAATTGCATTTGGACAAAGTGCCGCGGAAGGTCGTGTTATGACAAGGGACCTTTTACAATTCATCAACAACGGCGTTCCAATGATTAAATTGTTGGCTAATGAATTGGGGGTATCTTCAGCGCGTATTCGCGAAATGGCTTCGGAAGGCGCTTTGTCATTCCCCCTTGTTGTAAGTGCTTTACAAAAAGCGACAGCCGAAGGGGGTATGTTCGCAAACGGGATGCAAGTCTTATCCGGCACGTTGTCGGGTGTTACGTCGAACATACGCGACAACCTTAGTATGGCGTTAGCTACATTAGGAGATGAAATTGTTGATGCTTTTAATTTAGTCGAA